CATTATCTAATACCTAACATTTCTTTTGTCATTATATAGTCACGAACAAAATCAGACCTTACGATGTCTTCCCATCCGAATTGAATGACACTAAAGTTCTTCATTTGTTCTACTACTCTCATAAACTTCATAACTCCATCTCTTTCATGACCATCTCTAAAGTCAGACTGATGATAGTCGCCGCAGAAAATAACTCTACAGTTGTTACCAATACGAGTCATGACTGAGTCGAGCTCATGGAAGTTAAGGTTCTGCATCTCATCAACGATAACAACTGAGTTATCAATTGTCAGTCCACGAATAAAAGATGTTGTCATGAACTCAAACTGATGAGTAGTAATAAGTCTCTTATAAGGTTGATCACCACCAAGAATCTCAAGAGCGATGTTCTTATAAGGAGTCTCAAATACTTCTTTCTTCTCGTCTATACTTCCAGGAAGATATCCCATATCTCTTGTAGGTACTACAGAGCGGAAAAGTGTAATCTTCTCTTGTGGTGATTGTTTTTCAGTAACAGCTTCAAGAGCGAGATACATAGCAAGAAAAGTCTTACCTGTACCCGCGGATCCTACGAGAGCTAAGTTATCACCGTCATCCCAGGCATCAAACGTTTTCTTTTGATTCTCTGTAAGAGGCTCATATACAAACAACTCATCTTGTTTAACAGCTGAATTTTTCATACTTTAATATTTTCGCCTCTGCCTGACGTCTTTTTGATTTGTTTCAATCTATCTTTAAATCCGTCTGGAACTTTGCTATGTAGACTACCAACGCCAGTTACAATCTTTGGTGTTGATAACTCTTTAACAACGTCAGGTAATTCATCTAGGATGATTTGTAATTCATCCCATGAACAAGTGACGTCCCATACCTTGTTTGTTTTAATATCACGCAGCGTGTAAGTCGGCATATTGAAACCACTCCGGTTTTTCTCGCTTCGTCCATATCATATTGAAGCGATGTTGTTTAGTTTGATAGAATGCACGGTATGCTTTGACTGGATCACCGAGTTCAATGCATTCTGGATTCGATTTCATTGCTAGTTTGAAAGGTGTCATTTCACCGTTGCGATATGGTATATTTAGTGGCTTTGTTTCAAGTACTTCGCGTAGTTCGCGATCAGTCTTGTGAATTTTACCATAGCGGAATGTGTATTCTTGACATAGTGCTGCAAAGTGCAGATAATGCCAGTCATAGTTAGCTGCACTTTCCATAGTCCATATTGTACATGGATGTTTGTGATGTACTGCTTTGTATAATAGAGATTCGAACTGATTGTCAAGCTTGTAGTACTTGACCATAGTTTTACCAGACTTTGATGGACGTTTTTCCATAGTACCATCAAGTATACGATGAGCTGTGGATAGCATTTGAGCAGATTCCACAATCATTTTTGGAACATGTTTGTCGCACTGCCACATAGCAGAAACGATTGGACAATTATCTAGTACAAATAAATTCATGATATAATATATACCCTTGCCGAATAACCATAATATTATTATAACAAATCGGCAAGGGTATGTACACTCCTATTTTTTCGTTTAAGTAGAATATTGAACCTCAGCGATGCGACGTTTTAAGAAATCTTGCTTCTTTAGAATTTTCTGCATTCGATCTACTTGTCCTTTCTTTTCTAGTTTCCTAGCGTAGATTTCCAATTCGGTTGCGTCTTTCTTTAGTCTTTCTAGCTGAGCTAATACCATTATTGATTTCTCCAGAGGTTAATGTTTACCCTCTAGCCTTGCAATAAACCTGGGAATGCCTCCTCTACTATTGGTTTTGTAAGACCTTTGGGCGTCTCTTTATTAATCATACCAACGACGAGTTCGGCATCCTTTGGATGCACCCCTTCAAGAATTCCGATAAAAATACTCTCACGCTTGTACGCAGGTAACTTATCACCTGGACCGCCTTTAAGAAAATACTTAAACTGTTTGTGCTCTCTTAGCAAGTTTGCTGGATGACTCTGCTCGGTTGCTGCAGTATACGGAGGAGAACCTCCTGGAAGATTCCATTGAAATCTAGAATCCATTGAACCGAGGATAACGTCCTTCAAGGCCCATGATTCATTTGCTTTTAAGACTTCAATCTTTTCAGCCTTTGTTCTTTTCTTATTCATTTCATCAAAAACTTCAAATACATATTGTTTCATTAAATAAACTCCTGCACGGATTCAATTAGTCTGTTCATTCTCTTCGATACTAAGTACGGAAACACTTTGCCTTTATTAGACCAAGGATCCTGTTGTTCGTAATTATTTATAATATTATCTTTGAGATCTTGTGGCGTTTTTGTAAGATCGATAAGTGTTTCATTACGACACCAGTTACGATACCAAGAAGCGGCGTAAAGTAGTTCGCCTTCAGAGAGATCTTCAAGAATAGCTTCTTTCTTTTTCTTTGAAAGCGGTACTTGTCTGTCACCGTTAACGAACGTGTCGTCATGCGATAGTACATTAGGAACACCGTCACCAGAGTCGCCAGTTAAGATCTTTTCTTTAAGATTAAGAATGGGATTGTCATCAACTACAAACTTTTTAAGAATAGGAGAGAACTGTTTTACGTTATCGTATCGTTGTAGTTGTTTAAAGTCACCGTCAGATGATACAATCATGACATCTTCATAGTTACCAAAATCTTGAGTACGTTCTACAAGAGTTCCGATGATGTCATCGGCTTCGCAACCGTCAATGTGTAGAACTCTGTAAGGAAAGTTTTCTTTGATCTCGTCTTTAATCGTATGCATAATACGAAACGCTTCTGACCAATCAAAGGTTGACTCATCACGACCTTTACGACGACTTGCTTTGTATTGTGGAAAGTAACTACGACGCCAATTATTTGGACCGTCACATGCGAGTACCATTTCGCCATGACTGTCTCTAAACTTCTTATTGTACATTCGAAGGGAGTTAAGAGTCATATGACGAATCATTTGTTCGTCAAGAGTCTTATTAACTATAATAGTGGCAAGACAAATACCAGAGAAATCAACTAAAATCATAATACATCCTTTACAATTATAGGATTATTATATACTATTTTCTTATAAAAGTAAACTACTTTTTTACATGTTTTGCGTGAATTTTGCAACCAATGAACTCGTTATAGTACTCATCACTAAACAGAACGTCTCGATCAAATTGTTCCTTTGCCTCGAAATAAGTCATTTCACCTTTTGTTCGGCATAGTCGAAGTATATCCCTTCTATAACTATCCCTTCCTCGTTGTTCGACGAGTAACTGTAGTTCTTTACTTGATCCGAAATAGTCTCGCCAGTCAGATTCCACTCTGGTTCTGACTCGGCGAGCTCGTTTAGAATTTTTTGGTAATACCTTCGGCCGCCAGAAGTTCTTTTTACCGATATATTTCTTACCTGTATCCAGTTCTGTGATAAGGTATACAAATCCTTGGTATTCTTCTGGTGTCTCATCATATTCCTTGTTTTCATAATACCACATAAAGGTATTTATTCATCATCAAAATCAACAGATCGTTTTTCAACTTCGGCTCGTCTGCCGCATATTGAGCAGAATTTCGGTTCATCATAAGAGAGGACATACGTTACGCTTTCACACTCTTCACATTCAACTATAAATTCATCCATTTTCTATCCTTTTGAGGATTTCTAGTTTACGAGTATCGGTTGCATAGAACCATTCACGAATCTCTTCTTGGGTTCTATGACAACCAATACATTTACCTTTATCTATCCAACATACTTTTATGCACGGTGATGGAATATCAGAAGTCGATTTCACAAGCACCACCAGCACAAGCTGCAGCGCCAAGCGTATCAACGTCTGTGTACTTCTTCTCAGTGAGATCTTCTTGCCACGACATCTGTTTTAGATTAGCTTGGATCTTGTTCCACTTATGAAGCAGATAAGAATCTTTCAAGCAATGCTCTGCTCTAGTCGCATCTGATCCACAATAGTTTTCTGCAAAGTTCTTGAAACGACGAACCCAGTCTTGTCTTGCTGCGTTTTCAGTCGACTCAAGAGAGATATCCATACCCCAACCTTGTGCAGTAGAACAAGCGAGCCAGAGATTAGGAAATACTTTTAATGCGTCAACTACGAGACCAGACGCAAAGATAGCAGCAGTATCATATTTCTTTACCATTTCCTTTGCGTCGATAACAGCAGTGTTTGGTGCTTGGTTGTAGTCTTTATCACCAGTCATCGCAAGGAATGAGATGCCAGCGAATGAGTGTCTGTTTTCAAAAACATACTTTTCTACTTCATCCCAATCATCTACAATGATTGTGTTTGATACGTTATGGCGAATACCTTTATCGGCACAGAGTTCTTCATTTGTACCAGCGTTGACCCAATGTTTTTGAGCTTTCTTTACTAGTTCAAGATGTTTTACTCCGAGGAGATCATCTTTAAAGATAGAGCCGTTTTTTGGTACGATTGGAAATGATACTACAACATCAGTTCCACCAGATGACCATACAGACTCTTCTACCATATATGGATTTGATTTAATAATAGCCTGAGTAATTTCAGACTCTTTATTCATCTGCACGTTTCTGATATACATTTTGGAGTGTTCTGCATGGATTCCAGAAGCGGTTTGTAACAATACTGATGCATTACCGCTTGGCTTAACACAAGTAGTACGAGCAGCAGGGTTAATGCCAATAATGGCGGCAACTTTTCTATTAGTGTCTCGAACAATTTTTGCTCCTTTTTCCAGAATCTTTTCGTTAAAAAGAATATCTGGATTGTTCATCCACCCTGTGATCGAGACTCCAAGTAAAGCTTCCCGATCGAAAATCTTTTTCGAAGTTTCAGCTAAAAACTTGAAGTTAGTGTACCCAGCTTGTAGGGTACCGAGGATAGACGCTGCGCGGCATGCCTTATAAAAGTCTTCCTCGGTATTGCACATGCCTCCGTTAATCTCAGTGAGATTACAACCTTGCCAACCAGACTTTTTATTAATCTGTGGGAACATACCGATCTCAACGCACGGGTTGGTTGTATGTTCGGTTGACTCTACGAAGACAAATCCAGGTTCGCCAAACTGTTTAACAGACTGCATAATCTTTCCAAACAGTTCAGGTGTAGTCTTATCTCTTACAATTACTGCAGAGTTATTAGATCTACCTCTTTGCGGATTTTCCATAAACCAATTACCTGTTTTAGCGTTCATCATCTCTTCGTCGTCTGGTGAGAACAGACAAATAGTTGCTGAACGACGTACACCACCAGACAGAACAGCGTCAGCTGCGTGCATGGTGATATCATAAACATCAATTGGTCTAATAGCGATTGGCTCTTTCGAGTCCAGTACAATACCTTGAAGTAAGTGTTCGATCTTGTCGAGTGAACGACGAAGACCTTCTGGTCCTGGTGCTTTAAATCCTCCAGAGATCTTGGCACCTTTTGGACGAATTTGTGTAAGATCGAAGAATACTCTACGACCCTCGTAGTCTGGATGCTTACCTCCACCTACGAAATAGGATGACATAAGAACGTCAAGTGCTGAAGCCCAACCTTCAATTGAGTCTTCAACGATATAACCTTTAGCTTGCTTAGTGCGAGCTTGAACTTTTGGTAATTTTTTAACGTGATGTTTCTGTACAGAGAATCCTGCACCAGCACCACAAAGAAGAATATAGAAGACCTCACCAAAAAATTCAGGGCGATCAGCATAAGATGACGTACAGTTGTACATACGCATCTGATGCTTCATAAGCTGATCACCACCAAATTGTAGAGCGCGTTGAGCACCAAGGACTCTCTGTTCTTTATAGGCTTGTCTCGCTTCTTCAAAATATTCTTTTAGTTCATTATTTTTTTCTTTATAGTTGTCTTCATGCATTTCAATAACGCGATCGACAGCCTCGTCCCAAGTTTCGTATCTACCTTCTTCTTCAATATAGCGTGAGTAGCCATCGTAGAACTTGGTTTCTGACAAAAACTTCCTAGTGTCAACACTTGATGTTGCCATTCTACTTACCTCTTATAATTTGATTTATATGATAGTATTATATATTAAAAAGCAGTTTTTGTAAACCACTAAATGGCACATTACATCATATTAATTTCGTTCTCAATAAAAAAATATTTTTTCATCATTTCTAATTGATCGTCATACTCAGCGATCTGTTTCATCTCAATTTCAATTGCTTCCATAATATCTGAGTGCTCACCAATACCTGCTGGGTTGGCCAGATATACTTCTACGTTTGCCACATGTTTATCGATATGACCCTGTGCATGACTAATAAATGCTCTAATCAATTTTTCTCTCATAATTAATCCTTAATAATTTTAATTGCCCCATAAGCTACCATTGCATAAGCTACCAAGTTAAGTGGTGCCATAAGCATTACAACACCAGCTACTACAAGTGCAGCACCTTCATATGAATTACCTTGTGTAAGTCTACTTTTTAGCCAATTCATCTTCTAACTCCTTTATTCTATTTTCGAGTTCATCAATTTTCTTTGTGACGAATGGATACTTTTTTCTCCACGCATCAGTTGGTTGTTCAAACCAAGTTAATCCCCATCTTTCTACAAGATAATCAAGGAACTGATCTAACTTGGCATAACACCATAAGCCGGCTCTCGTATCTTTAAAGTAAGCAAGAAATGCTGCACCCAATAAAGAACCTGCTATAGCTGTATATATCCATAAAGTATCGTCAAACATTCTTTCTAACATTATTTTATTGTCCTTTCCCATGCAGCATCATAGTCTTCTTTACTGACTACACCTTCAGCCAATAATCTTTCTCTATTGGCCATATGTTGATTTTGAACATCTTCTTTACTTCCACCATGATAAGGAACACAATGTCCTTCTTCGATCATGATCTCAGTCACTAGACGACCGTCTGCTGCTCTAAAATCTCCAAGAATACGACCAAATTTACCTTTCATATCCTCACCAGATTTATCTTCTGTGGTAATAAGTTTAGCATCTTTTTCAAGTAGAGAATAAAGTCTATTCTTTGCCGCGAGTCCAAACAGTTTTTCGACTGGATCAGATGTTCGTGATTCAGGTGTATCAATACCCATAATACGAACTCGCTCGTCTTTCAGACAGATACCGAATCCAAGATCGATGTCTACGTCGACTGTATCACCGTCGACAACTTTAATGACGTGTACGTCATACTCGTTCTGTTGCATTTAACCCTCCACAATTGTGTAATTGACATAATTTGTCATGGAGTGGTCTTGTGCTCCATCAAGTAAACCTGATTTGTATCCTCTAAATTTGTCCTTCATTCTCTGCCATGCAGTCATCTTACGAATCTTACCGTAATGATTGATATAGCAAAGATTCCCATGATGTTTATAACCCATAAGAGCTAAAGGAACTCTTGTAACGATATCATTGTTGTTTACGAATCTCCAATGGGTTGTTCTAATTCCTTTAACAAAGGAACGTGTTCCAGCCCGAGGAGAACCGTATGTATAAAGTTCTGCTACGTCTCTGAATTCTTCAACTCTAGACGTACAGATAGTGGCCATTGCTGCACCAAGTGAGTGACCACAAATGAACAGTTCTTTATCTGTGTGCTTTTCTACGAGAGCTTTAACATGATCCCAAAGCTTATCGAGTTCTGTTCTAAATCCAGCGTGAACCCAACCGTCAGTCATTGACTTTTTTGGCCATGCTTTTAGATCAGCAAATACGTCAGATAATTCAGAAGGTTCAGTGCCTCTAAAGCATACGGCCATTTCTGTGTCATTCCAGACTATGTGACACTGAGCGCCATCGTGGTCTAGAAATATATGTTGTGAATATCCTAATGATTGATATTCTTTTTTGGCTTCTTTATCGCGATAAGCGATTTCTGCCATTTGAGCAAATTTATTCGCTCTCTCCAGGTTCAGTTCCATCTTGAGCTTTCTCCTCTTTTGGCTCATCAGTCACTGCCTTCTCATAGTAAACTATAATCTCGGTTTGTTGGTTGATATATCTTCTTAATTCTGCTACGTTCAGTGCAAGGTTTTCATAATCACGCATTGACAGCGCGACGTATGCAACTTCACCATAGATAGACTTAAACTCTTCTATGAATGCGTCAAAATTTTCTTCTGTAACTACAAAGACTCTTGTATCATTGAGTTGGACTGGTTTCGGTCTCGACACTGTCGGTATCTGGACTCTCTCCACCTTGGTCACTACTTTGATCTCCGGTTCCGGCTGGTACCGGCTCCCGCAGCCACTCAGGAAGATCACGCTGGCTACCATCAACGTTACCAGTGTCATCCATGAAGTTACGCCATAGTTTTGCTGTTGCACCATTCATCTTTCCTTCTAATCGAAGTGCGTCTCTTAATGCGTCTTGCACTAAATTCATTCTGCTTAACTTACCACGAAGCTCATCACCATAAGCTTCTGCTCTCTGTAAGTCAGCGGATAGTTGGGTATTTAGTTCTTGCATCTTAGCGGCATTCTGTTGCATTGCCGCGATACTTGCTTCGGCAGTCTCTACTGCACCTTCAAGCTTTGCGTTATTCTCTCTCAATGTAGCAATAGTTGCTTGAGTTGTGTCATAGTAATACTTTGCCGCATAACCGACACCAGCCATTGCCATGACAATAATAACTAGAATATAAACTCTAAGCATTGTCTTCCATATATTTTCTAAAACGTTTTAGGAGAACAGGAAGTCCGGACTTCTTTCTTCTACGATCATGCATGTAAGTCGTTTTAACACGTGGTCCCATTGCCGTATCCGCAGGATTTGGAATTGATGCTGTTGTTGTCGCATCTTCTCCGACATCTAAAGTCTTTGGATAACCCTTTTGACCAGGCTTCAGTCTAGGTTTGCCGGCTGCTCTACGCTTTCTAATATTATCCCATAAACTCATTTGTAAATCTCGCTAATAGAAATATAAACTTTTTTATTGGTTCTGCAATGAATCGCTTCGTATATATCTATACCAAAAACGTCACCTACAGGGTAACTATTATCTAACACTCTTATCTGATCTTTTTGGGCAACAAATTCTTCAAATGTAGTATTAAGAACTTTTGGATTTCTTACTCTGTATACTCCGGGTGAGAGTTGTTTATCTTCTAAAACAAACCATTGATTCTCTTCTGCTAAAAGTCCTGAGGCGTCGATTCCGCATTCCCGCAGAATTTTTCTAAGCTGACGATCAGATAAGGTATACCTTTCTTTAACGAGATACAGAGCTGCGGCAAATGACCCGAGCTTGCTGCCTCCTCCAGGGATCTTGTTGAGCAACCGTTTAACGTTAGCAGCAAGGCGAATGAAAGGAGTATAAGCAGATCTTTTTTCATCGCTGTCTAATTCTACACTTTTATTTCTCTTGCCGTTCTCATCGATGATGCCTTGTTTGTAGGCATCCCAATCTTTCCAATCCAGCACGAGCATTCGAATGAATCGGAAAGTGTAAGTTAAATCAGCAGCTCTTTTTATAAGTCCCATTAAATTTTCCTCAAAGCATTGACCACTGTTTGGTCCATCTCTATTCCAGTATACTGATCATTCTCAATGTACTTTAAGAAAATGAGAAATGGTTTTATAACTGGCCAATGTTTCTCATCAAGCTTTAACTCTAATATATTCAAAGTCGCCTCAACACCAAAAGAGTTAAAGACGACTATTATATGATTTAGAATTAGCCTTTCAGCTAAATCACCGTTTTCTATATAACGATTCACCAACCTCTTTATATACTTAAACCTTTTTAAATCCTCATAAAACTCTTCGACATCAGAGAACTGAGGATTATAATAATGTTTAGCTGCATACAAGAAGAGGTTCTCTTCTGTCAGTTCAGGAAATCTCATCATAAAGTTATTTATTAATTACTCAGCTGCCTCAATAGCTTCTTCTTCTTTTTTCTCATACATAGAAGCGTAAGCGGCTTTCATTCCTGACATCGTGTCATACTTTTCTACTTTAACTGCAGGGGCTTGACCCTTTTTAGTCTCATCAGCAGGAGGATTCATAATCTTTTTGTCACCTTTTGGATTATCGTTCGAACGCTTCTTAGCATTTGGTCCGGCGCGCCCAGCAGCTGCAGCGTCATCATGACCTTTCTTTTCAAGATCATGGTATCTACCGTCATCCTCATTATCCTTTTTCATTTGCTTAGCACCAGCACCTTTTAAGGCGTCTTCAGGTTTTTCAGCTTTATCTTTATTAGGATTACGGTCTTGAGCTTCTAATACTGCATATAGCTTTGAACGAATCGTTGACTCTTTTTGTTCCATTTCACTACCTTTACCTTTCCCAGAATCCAATTTAGGATTCATCGATGCGGTCTCATCTTTCTTTTTACCAATATTTTTTGAAATAGCTTTACGACGAACGTGGAGATACTTATCAGTAGTATTCACCTTACCGTCATTATTGATGTCTTTATCTTTTCTCTGGGCATGTGTGCCTTTGAGTTCTTTTTTATTTACTGGATCCATTGTTCCCTCTACATCCACATGTTGGTTGCAATTGCGCCGGCGGCTGATATCACAACCACCCAAAATAATTTATGGATCAACTGAACTGTACGATTGTTATCAGCGACTTGTGACTCAATCTCATCGAGCTTTTGCGAGAATCTATTCAGTCTTTCGAAATGATTGTTTTGATTATCTTGCATCGATGCAATTTTCTCTTCAGCACGCGCAAGCGACACCATCGCATCAGCAAGCTTATCGAGCTTGTCTTCAATGCGATCGAGTCGAGTATTAGTCGAGTCAGCCATCAGTTTCCCCATTGATTAAACTTAGATCTATTTATATAATTCTAGTTTGCAAGTGGGTTATCTAATGCTCTTTGTAGTTTTATTGTTAGTCGATCTTCTAGATCTTTGAGGTCACGCTCAACTTTAGCTTCAAGATCATCCATTCTATTTTGATTGGAGTCTTGGAGCCTATTTGCTTTTGTATCATAGTCATTCTGTAAAGCATCACGTTTATTTTCAAAACGTTCTTCTGCGTTCTGAATAATTTCACGAACATCTTCTTCTAAGGCATCAACTTTATCTTCGGTACGATCAACAGATTTTTCAATTCCAAGAATATCATCTCGTAGATCGTTCTTAATATCTCGAGCATAACCAAGTGCTTCATCAAGTTGTGTCTCAATAACTTCCATACGTTGTTCAAAAGCACCAACATCAAGTCCAGCAACTTCTTCAATCTTTTGATACATTGTGAAAGCAAAGTATAAACCACCAATCACTGTACCAAGTACAGCAACTAGTGCTGATATAGACATAAAGGTAACTTTGATTCCTAGAATACGGAACTCTTTATTCTTGAGGTTCTCAACTGCCTCTTCCATATTTTCAAGTTCTTGTCCGAGATCCTTAGCCATTAATATCTCCTATGTCCCAAAACTCGGCAGGAGTTAGGTGTCCAAAATTTCTATGCCATTGATCGTGTATAGGCTGATATGTCACATATAACCATGAAAAATATATTAAAGATAGGCCAAGAAATATACCCAATCCTCTTATCATTGCTGTTCTCCAGAATTCTGTAATGCTCTTAGTTTAGCAAGTTCTTGTTCAAGTTGTAAGATTTCTAACCTTTTCTTTTTCAATTCTAATTCATATAATGTATTACAATTAATTCGTTCTTTTGGAGCATCAAGGGGAATAGTAATACGAGCATAGACACCAACATCTCTCGTAGATTCTATATTTGAATTATCAAAAGGACCGGTATAATTATCAATAATACCAGTCATACCAAATTCGAGATTAGTACCACCACCAATAGAGTTCTTACAATCCATTCCATCACTCGATTTAAATGAATCTTGACCATATGTTGTTCCAGCATTTGGTAATTGTAAGTTAAGTGAACTATTTTCTGCAATTGCCAATGATGGATATAATAAAAATAATATTAATATTTTTCTCATTTAAATCTCGAGCATATCATAGAAGATATTGCTGGCATACCATTATTTAATTTTGACCTTGAGCAAATATATTCTGCTCTGTCTTTATCTTTTGCCCGTATATAAACTTCAAATTGTACACGGGAAAGATAATCAAGTTTAAATACCTTATATGATGATACAAATGGAATCGGATTCCAGTTCTCATCAAATACAGCTATTTCGTAATACTCAACATCATTCCTCTTGTTAAACATTTCCATCTTAGTAACCAATAGATCACTATAAATGGAATACCTCCACTCAGGATATGTTGGAGTCATCTCATGCGCATAAGCAAAAGATGATACCAACATAAGCCATAATGATATTAAGTATTTATTCATGTTATTTTGCTATACAAACAGCTTCAACGTTAGCGACATAAGTACCACCTGGAAAAGCTTTATTTCCACCATATGTTGCAGTTGAAGTTGATTTAAACCAAGTTGATCCAGTTGCAGTCAAGTCATATTGAGTTGTTTGACCAAATGTAGTTTTATTTGTTTCATATGAACCCATATTTGTTGCATCACTGACAGCACTTACAGTAGTTGATCCTGTCCAAGTCACTGTATCAGATAATGATGGGCTTTGATCAAATTCTGTTGGTGTTGTGATTTGAGCATAATAAGCATTAGCAAGTGTAACATCATATCTTACAATTGGTTGTACACCGCCATCACCTGGCGCAGTAGATAGTGTGTATGCGTTTGGGTTACCATAAACACCTGGAGTATCAGTAGTGATGATACATTTTGATTGGACATTACCAGTAATAGGTACATCCACGGCATGCGCAGAAACAGCACCTAAACTGATTGCCCCAACTAACAATGCCTTCTTAAACATTTATCTCTCCTAGTTTGTATATTGCATGCTGACCATTTCTTCATGCAATAATTGTTGGGCAAGACCATTTCTTAGCCCTTTCTTGTTATCATCTATTTTCTTATCAATCAAAACTTGCGAGTCTTTATACTCACCGCCAGGTACATTACCAGCATAATAATTACTCATTTGAATTGCGTTATTCATAGCTGCTAATATCTGAGCTTGAGCAAAAGCATTAGCAAACATTTCAAAATTATCAACAGCAGTAAGTGCTGCTTCTAATCTCATCTTTTCTCTTTCCTCATCCTCTTCATCTTCTTCAGAAGATTCTTCTTCATCATCATATACTTCTAAGTCTGTTTCGTTATTAACTAATTCAACTGTGTTATTCATCATTGTAATAAATTCATCAAGATTAACAGGGTCTGGTAAATCTGGCACATAACCAGGACAACCAGGATTGAATTGGGGATCATAACACGGATCTACTTTGTACATATAAACCACGTTTGGATCTTCAACTGAACCGGGTCCTTCAACTTCAATAGAACCGTTTCCCCATAGTTCTCTACTCAGACCAGGAACAACTGGCACAACTTTTCTGATCTCTGTTCCACCCAAAGATCCTGGTTGCCATTGATCTGTTTCTCTGAAAATATATCCGGTGCCGGCAGCATTTTCATTTTGAACATGAACATCTACCGAATCGTTTACTTCTTTTTGAATAGTGTAATTATAAATCACACCATTAATGTCTAGTCCAGGTGGAGTTGGAAGAACGTTCTGCATGTTCCAAGAATTACCAGCTGACGCAGCATTACCTGTCGTCCCATGATAAGGTGCTAAATCATTACAGGAAGAGTAAGAAGGCCAGAATACCAAGGCCGCCATAAGTGGCAGTGTCCTTAACATTTGATTTATTTTCTGCTCCATGTTTTTCTTTCTGTGTTTCCTTATGTGATTCCCAGCCAATCTTTGCTGCTTCTCCAATTTGTCCTTCATAAGGGCAAGGAGTACCAGCCATCATCATCGCATCGAATACATTATCATCTTGACACATAACAGAAACAGCTGCAACCTTCATTCCCATATCATATAGAGTCTTAGCATTCTTTAGTCTTAGGCAATTCTCTTCGGTAAATGTAGTACCAGCAGAGATACCAAGAATCTGTGTTTGTACTGCACCAGCTACACCAATTGTACATAAATCACTATTACTATTCGCACCAAGCTGTGGTGAGATAGCAGAAGGAGGTGGAGACTTTACAATGGTTTCCATACTTCCATTTGAAGTAATTGTACTATTCGTTGTCGATTCAGTTACAATCGGTTCTGCGTGAGCAGTACTTATTACGAATAATGTTGAAAATAAAACTAACCACTTAAACATCTTTACTCCTACTAATATTTATATACTGTCAAAAAAATGACACTATTAAATATTTGACACAATTATGTGTCAAAATATTAACGGTTTAGGGTGTATTAGGAAATTATTAACAATTCCATCTACGTCTTGCAGCTTTACCTCTTTCACCAGTCCAACCTCTAGATCTTGCACAGAATGATTTACGTCTATTTGCTGCTTTACTTCCGGGTTTCAATTTACTAGGAGGAGTAGTTACTGCAGTCTGCAATTTACTACCGGGATTTGCTCTACGAACTGCGGCAACGCCCTTTGCCGTCATACCAGCGCCTTTCTCAGTCGCACGAAAATGACCCTTTGAGTCTTTACCTGTTAATTTTTTTTCTAGAAAAACCTTGAATTTAATCATCGTCTTCCTCGTCTTCTTCCTCGTCGTCTTCTTTTTCTTGACCTTCCATATAGGAATAGACGTCTTTAATATAGTCAGCGGCCTTTGTAATCTTATTTTGGCACCATTCAGGCAAGTTCTCATTATCTTCAAACATCTCAATGAGATCTTCTGCTTGATCAACCATAGCTCTTAATTGAACTTTTGCCATCTCACCTTCATAGTCATACTCACCAGGATCTTTGGCTTCACTGATTCTCAGTCTCTTCATATGTTTCTTAATAATAGGACGAGCATCACCATTTGGATTCTTTTTGCCAGCAACATAGAGAT